ATAACCTATAGAAGATGCGAACATCTTACATAGGTTAGTCTAAAAACCATTTAATCACATAGTGAAAAGCGTAAGATGTTAAACATCTCGTCTAGGAATATATGTTTAAAGAACAAACATATATACCCCCACCCGACCGCCGAGTGGTTAGGTTGTCCGTTTCGTGGACAAGACGTTGACCCCCGTCAATTATCGCCATTTTACGCCTGGCTAAGGCGGATCCGGTTCTCCGTACAAGTAAAATACGGGTGCTCCTGTAAAGAATCCTAATTGGAAATCTTCTGCGGTGGAAATAAAATGATCTAATCTCATACCGATATCGCTAGTATTCCCTACGACATCTATCATCACATGACATCCACTACTAGTTCTTCCATATTGATTCACATCTCTAGCTGGAAAGAATCGCTTCCCGCGAGTATAAAATGGAGTTTCATATTCTAAAACCGGATTGTGTGCTGCTGCAGTAGCATGCAATCCTGATAAACTATTATATGCAGTACTAATTACGGCGTTTCTACACCAAGCAGGACTTGTAGTAAGATTCTTATAACCTGCTCCATTAGTAACACCTTCTGGCGTACCTCTTGCAACTGCGAAAGTTAATTGTTTAGGTGATGTAACATAATATTGTGCTGACATTTTATGCCTCAACCCTCCTCTTCTCAATGCGAAAGCCGGAGTTAAATAGTTCAACAACGTTTCACAACAAAAAGTATAAGGTGAGGTAGCCAAAAGCGAGTTAATAGCTGTATCAGGACCATTAGGGTCCCATCCTCTATAATATGGAAAATCTGTAATGTTAAGAACTACCATTCTAGTATTGGCAGAGGTACCTACTTCGGCAGGAAAGAAAGAATAATGATATTGATACCTTCTTAGTAAATCTCTAAAGGAGACTATTCTCTCACCCTGGTAGACTAAATATTGATTATCTTCCTTTATAGAATTCCCAAATGAGTACATGGGAGATGGACTAGCGGGCGCATTAGAACTATCAGCAGTGGTAGCTTGTATATCAGGTGCTTCTTCTGCCTGTGGTACAAATATTTCGGATTGGGGTTGAAACAAAGCATACTGTTTAAAAGGACGCCATTTGGGACATGCAACTGCAAAATCATCACCTGCACTTACCCAGACTTGAACTTTTATATCAGCAGCTACCGATGAGGGAGAAGATAACTCATTCATAACATAAATGTTTAGAGTTCCATTATCAGCATCGGATCCTCCTACTATAGTAGATATAGGACTACTAACTAAAGTAGTTGGCCAATCATCCATATCTGTAACTTTAGCCCATGCTGCAACATTAGCCCATTTCACTTCATATTCGAAATCTCTGTCTTCACAGATATCTATAATAGAAGTGTAATTGGTATTCAATTGGGTAGTTCCTGTTGAGTAATGTGGTTCATAAACTATTTTAAGTCTACCTCTATGATACTCAGAACAAATCACATTAAATCGAAACTTAATTGAACCTTGCCAATATTGAAACGGTGCTGCTGCAAAAGCTAAAGCTGTTGGGTGTAATTCGGTTATACTACCTATTGTCAATGGCAAATTATATATTGGTGAAACGAGAAGGGAAAGCAACTGCGTTTCAGATACGTCTGTTTCAGTCCAATCAAATTGGGTGTAATAAGACGGACGAGATGCTATTGAATGAATAGTAAGTTCATCATGACCTGCTAAACCCATAACTCGAGTATCTATGCTCAGTTCATTCTTGGAATCTACAGACAATTTAACCAAATTTTCAGGCGTATCTGTATTACATAAATTTCCCAAGTATCTTGGAACATAAGCACGGGTATCTTCGAGCACTTGTGGTCTAGAATAGCCGAATATACGAGCCACCTGTCCTATTTTTGTCGCTACCATTGATGTAGCTTTAGCATAGGGAGCTAATACGGGGATCATAGATAGAGCGTTAGCTACGCTCGCTATGGTGGAAGCTGGTTTACTAATAAGTCCATCCGATTTGAATTCAGTTACAGAACCATCATCATTATTTGAAAGCTTTTTGACTTTCTTCTTAGTCTTATTAGAATTGGACTTGGCTTGATTAGTATAGGGTATAGGGAAACCATATTTATCCAAAGGCGCATTGGTTTTACCAGCTTGCTCAAGCAATTGAGTAGGAACGGCAAGTTCTACTTCTTCCGCCCAAGCAAAGACATTTATAGTTATAGGTTCAGTAGCACCATTTGCATGCTGTAATATATAGAAATCACGAACATCTATATAACCTAAATCACCATACCAATCCACTACTGTAATGTCTACCCAATTTTCATGCCAAATAAAAGGGCACGTTAATTCACCACCTTGCGAGGTTGTAGGATCTAACATAATGTGCGGTTTTTGCGAAAGCTGGACTAAATCCTGTTCGTAAAAAGACCTATTTCTCGTAACACCATCGTTCAAAGTAAAAGGATTATACGCACATATTATTCTACCATAATAAAAAGGGTTGCCATTAATAACAAATTTAACTTTTATATTACAACGGAGATTCCTAAAATTTCGAATTTTGTCTCTAACTGCAGAATTACTAAAATAATCATCCCACGGATTAAATGTTTGAAACAATGTTGAACTAGGAGTCCATTGATAAGACCTAATTTTAATAGGTCTGGACAAAAACTGAGACAAATTAGCATCTGTAAAACCAGCTAATTTATAAGTTAAATCTCTATTATTGTCAACCTCATAGCACCAACCTTCGTCTCCGTCGGTAAAGTGCACGTTTTGATGTGCGGACGCATGATCTAATTTATTTATAGTGTACCCAGGTCCGTCCGCACTGGACCCTTCTCCACTGTCATTATATGTATTATTATCAGTGAGCTATTTAATCAATACCTCAAAGTGGACCGCTCAGTACACTAAGGG